CGCTTGGCTTTGAGCTGGTGTTGCCGAATGAAGGCGCGAACATTGCGCCAGCCGATACTGCATCAAACGCCGAGTCGGATGCAAACTTCACTTCGCTCGCCATCTCTAGCGATGCGCCAACTGCTAAGTCTTGAGAGTCTTTTATGCCCTCTTGTAGTCCAGCGGCTAAGTCTCCACCGATTCCAGCGAACACCTTAGACGGCGAGCTAATACCGAAGATACTCTTGACACCGTTTGTTATTGCGCTACCGATGCTGCTCGCTATGTTGCTTGCAATCTTTGGCAGGTTGTCGTAGATGCCCTTAGCCAAACCGGTTAGCAAGTCAAAGCCAGCGGCTACCATTTGTGGCATTGCGCCAATTAGTGCGCCTACGATTTCAGGCACTAGCTCAATGATTGCTTTTAGGATTGCCGGCGTTGCTTCTATTATTGCGGTCACTAGTGCTAGGAACAAGTCAATTGCCGCAACAAGAAGCTCAGGAATCATGCCAACGACTGCGGCTGTTATCTCTGGGAGAAGCTCGACGATTGCGACTAGCAGCTCTGGCAGAATGTCGACGACTGCCATTACAAGGCCCATAAACAAGTCAATACCAGCTTCTAGCAATTCAGGAAGCATACCCACAACGGTTAGCAGGATAGAAGGCAGAGCGTCAAGTATGGCAGTCAGTAGCACCGGGATAATTTCAACGAGTGCAGTAACAAGTCCAGTAAACAACTCAAGTGCCGACTGAATAAACTCTGGCAGCATTCCTAAGACTGTTTCCACCAGTTGCGGCAGCAGCTCAATGACTGAAGTAATTAGCTGCGGTACAACTATCAGCAGCGCGTCTACGAGCGAGTTAAAGATTTCCAGGGCGGCCGTCAGCACCTCTGGGATAAAGGAAAGCAACCGCTCAAGAATAACCGGCAGCATTTCTGAGAGCGCGGCAAGTATGCCAGGGATGGTGTCGGCAATTGCCTGAATAATCATAGGCAGCGCGTCAGCAAGAACTCTAACAAGCTCTGTGGAAATCATCACGAACTGGTCAATTAGCGTAGGAATAAATTCGTTAGCTAGAAAAGCAATAACCAAAGGCAGGACTTTAACAAAGCCTTCTAGTATTCCTGGCAACGCGTCAAGTATTGACTTAATCAAATCAAATCTAAATTGGTTAAACGCCAGCAGCGCGTCTTTTAACCCACCGCCGGTAAAAAAGTTCTTGATGCTGTCGCTAATGTTCTGGAATAAGTCAGCCCTGCCCTCGCCAGAAGATAAGGCAATAACGAACTCTGAAATGTTTTGTGCAACGCGTTCAATCTTTGGCGAGAGGTCGTCAAGTATTTCCGCAAGTAATGGAGTCAGCTCTTTGACGATTGGAGTAAGCGCCCCAACCAATCCTCTGGCGGCTGGCTCAAACGCCTCACCGATTACAAGCGACGCATTGGCAAACGCTGAGTTCATCAAAATCAAATCGCCAGTCAGCGAGTTCATCTGCTTGGCGGCTACTTCTTCAGCAGTTCCGCCGGCATCCATAAGCGCCAGCTCATACTCACGCAGTGCTTCAGAGTTACCGAGAAGTGCGGAGATACCTTCTTTAGTCTGTTCGCCAAACCCTAGCTGGCTGAGCGCCGCGCTCTGAGCTTCGACGGACATACCTTCTAAGCCTGTTTCAAGATCGCCGACGATGTCAGCCATGTTTCTCATGTCGCCGTCAGCGTCAAAGACCGCAACGCCTAACGCTTCAAAAGCGCCAGGAGTCTTTTGAGATTGCTTAACTAGGCCGTTGAGCGTGTTTGTTAGAAGCGTTCCTGCACGCTCGCCCTTAATACCTTGGTCGGCAAATACCGTAAGCGCAGCAGCGCCTTCTTCAACTGACTTGCCTAGAACTGTTAGCGCGGTCGCAGCCTTGGCAGTCATTGCTGCACCCAGTTGCTCAACTGAAGTGTTACCTAAAGTGGCAGCTTTTACGAATACGTCTGTGACCCGAGTAAGGTTTTCAAAGTTCTCGGCCGCGTCATCGCTTGATAGACCAAGGGCAGACTGCGCGTCTGTGACGATGTCGGTAGCCGTAGCCATGTCGAACATACCAGCCTGCGCGAATGCAGCGACCTGTGGCAAAGCGGCAATTGACTCGGATGCAGTTAGACCGGCTGATGCTAGGAAGTAGAAAGACTCAGCGGCTTCTTCAGCCGAGAACTTTGTGTTAAGTCCTACAAGCTTTGCGGCCTCTGCCATGTCGTCGCGCATGACGCTTGACACGTCGCCCATGATTGCCACAGATTCCTGAAGCTTTGCGTCAAAGTCTGCGAAGTCTTTTAGTCCTTTAGCAGCGATGCCAGCGGTTACTGCGGCGGCTGCAAGTGCAATACCGCCAACTACTTTTCCAAAGTTGCCGAGTGAGCTTTCGGCCGCTGCAATTCCTGAGCTGTCAAACTTAGTTAGAATCGGGAGGTTGATTGACATTAGCGCACCAACCTTTTGTTGACTTTGTCAGTCGTGTCTTTGATTATCTTGATTGCGAGTTTTTCGATTTGCGGTCTTAGCTCGCGGAACTTGGCGTAAGTAAAACGACCGCCACGCTTGATCATTGGATAGCGTGCGTTCAGTCCACGAATCATTGCGCGACCCGATGCGGTTACGCCCTTAGTGCGAGAGCCTGCAAGCTCAGCCATTTCAAAGCCGCCTTTACCAGCCTTGCCTGTTATCTTAATTGTCGCTAGAAAACTGTTGCCAGTCTTTTTAGATTTCCCTGGAGTGAAGCTGACTGAGTTTCTAACCGCTGACCAGCTCAGCCTGCCTTTGTTATTCATACCAGATAGTGGCGGTTCAATTGGAACTGATCCAGCTATTGCGGCAGCCGCTGGGCCTAAGCCTGTGCGAAGGTTTGCGCGTAAGTCTTTGATGGCGTTCTCGTCTAGTTGCTTTAGTTCTTTCAAAGCCTCGCGGAGTCCCTGCTGGTCAATGCTAGTCGTTATCATCCGCGCTCCTTGCTACCAGTTTACCGCTTGCGTTGTTGCCTTTGATTCTTGGCTTCTAGGTAGCGACCCATTGTCCAAAGCATACGAGGCTCAAGCTCTAGCAGTTCACGCGGGCTAATCCCTGTTTCACAAGCAATCCAAACGATGCGCCAGTGCAGACTGTCATCGCCCAGCCCTTCTATTTTTTTGCGTCTTGAGCCTCTATGCTGCTAACGCTTTCAAGCCACTTTTCAAAAGTGTCCTTGACTGCGCCAGTTCGCTTTTCTGTATGCCATGCAAGGAAGAACAAGTGCGTCAGTTTTACATTCTGTTGGAGTCGAGCAATGCTCAAATCAAACTTTGTTTCAAATGCAACTATGTCCGACGCACCTGCGCTAATGTCCTTGGCTGTTTCGTCGTTGTAAACGATTCGTAGGTTGATGTTCACTTTTGCTCCTTATTAGCTTGTGGCGCGGACTACATCGCCGGTTACAGGCCAGCTAACTGATAACGTGGCTAGATCGCCGACTGACGAAGCGAATGGTGTGTACTGAGTTACAAGCGCCGAAAATGTGTAAATCGGATTCGTTACGCCAGTAGCTTCCCCAGTTGGGGTTACTGTGATTACAACTACTGTCCCCAATAGTGGAAATAGTGTTGCGTCAATAGAGTCGGCTGCGAAGTCCTGGTGGAAGTCTAGGCTTACTGATCCATCCTTCAAGCCGCCGATACGAGTCCGGGAGCTGTTTCCAAATGCAGTGGTTTCTTGCTCATCTACTGAGATGTCTAGGGTTAGGGCGGCCAAGCTTGCACTCAAGTCATCCCCGCCAACGGTGATTGTGTAATCTGTAGCTACGAACTTAGCCAAGTTGTTCTCCTTAGTTTGAATAAACTGTCACGACAAAGTCTGCCGCTAGGTATGTTGCATCACTTAATAATACCGCACCGATGTTAGTCATGTCTGTGACCCTCACGTCGAAGGCAGTGCCACCAAGAGTTTTGTCTGACTGGATTGCTAACTTCACCGAGGTAGCGCCTGATGAAGATGCGTAGCCGTCTAGCTTGCGTTGTGCGTTGCGCTCGTCAACTCTGCCGACTATTACTGAAACCAAAAAATTGTAAGTCGTTAGCCCTTGCTTCATTGCGCCGTCGTAGTTGACAGACTGAAGCTGGACTACCGCTTGTGGCGGGTTGGGGTTATCTGGGATTTCCGCCGAAGTTCTTAGCCCTGAAATTGTGCCGATGTTCGTGGCTAGTGCATCGCGTATCGCTGTAATGCTCACGCAAACCTTACCTTCTTGAATGGCATAATCATTGCCTCAACATCGGGGTCAAACCTGCCTACTCTAATCACGCCGATTTCTCCAAAGCCTGCTACGCCGAGCGGTGAGTCGTTGCGCTTGAAGATACGCGATCCAAGTATGACCGTTGCTTGCACTATCTGAATTGGCACTGCGCTAAAGCCAAAAGTTCCAGCCACCTCAATCGTTGCTTCGCCGCCGACAACCGGGAAGGTGTAATCGCCAATTGCTCGGATTATGTTTCTTGGTGTAGCTATGCCGCCAGCTATTCCGTTGAGCGGCTCGAGCTGGTAGTCGGTAGATGTCCATGTCTCGTCAAAGACACCGTCTGCGGCTGTAGAAGTTTTGATGTGAGTGTGCGAT